CATTTGCTAATAACTGCGCAAAGCAATCCCCTGTGTTATTTGTATTTCCTGTATTACAAGATAACATTCTAATAACAGGTTTTTTATCATTATTCTTACAGTGGTTTATAAATTCCTGATAATCGTTTCTACCCTTTAAAATACAGGCTAAAGTATACGCATCTATATTACTGTTTTGACTATTCTTTGAGAAAAAATCAATACAACTGTCTGTTCCATGAGAGATAATATCAAAAGTAAATGGCTCTTTTGGTATATTTTGTGCATATGTTGGGAAATTATTTTCCTTTTTGTCATAAGAATATACCGGTTTTTCTATTTTCTGTCCTTTTTGAATTATTTCTTTTCTCTTTTTCCTAGACATTTTATTATATATAAAGTTAGATGAATATCCTCTAGCAACTCCATCTTCTTCAATTATTATACTACGACCATTATCATTTGTAAATGATTTATAATTACTTTTAAGTTCTGTTCTGGCATTTTTTACAATATCGTAATTGCCACTACTAGTAATTTCAATGTCTTTATCATCTGTATTCGGGATATTATTAGTTTTTTTATTACTTTTCCGCTTTCCACCTCTTTCTTCAAACTCCTCAACTGTCATCATTTCATATTCGAGGGTACATCTACAGTTGCAATCATTTTCAGGTGTGCCACTTTCTCCAGGACTTTTAGCTTTTACGCCATTGCCTAAGTCAAAATAACCACCAGCTTCAACGACCTGTCCCTCCATTTTAATATGGTTGGCATTTGTATGACTTTTATAAGTTTTCCAGCCTTTTTTAGTCTTTACCCTTATATTAGGCCTTACCTTTTCATCACCCATATTACGCCATATAGCAGCATATACAAGACCGTCTCCTTTGACTTTATCATTTATGTGTTCAGCTCCGTCCATTAAACCTTTTTCCTGAACTCTGTGGCTTTCGGTTCGGACTATCCTTGAAGCTTTACCATAGCTTACATCAAGTCTTTCCATTAATTTTTTAGATGTAGTATCAAACCTTTCTCCGGTCATAAGAGAATTAGATATACTCTGTCTTATATCATATATAACATCTTGTCTGTGCTTTTGAAGTCTTTCAGGCAATGTTAAACCACTTATAGGATTTTCAACTGCTGCTTTTAACACCTCTGGCTTGATACTTAACCCATTAAAACTATCTTTAAACTTACTATCTCCAGCAGAATTACTAAAACCATTAATCATACCTTCAAAACAAGCCTTATAGGTCTTTTCTACTGTACTTTTAATTGTTTTAGATATAGCTGGAGTAATTTCTTTAATATTTTTATCAACTTCTTCTAAGAAAGAGGCATATTTTGCACTTTGTTGAAGTATAGCAGCATTCAATATACCCTCATCATTAGAATACTTAGTATAACACTCTCCAATAAAGCTATTTAAATTTTTAAGCAGTGCCTTGTATAAGGACCTTATCTCCTTATCAGCACCTTTGCTTCTACTTTCTTCAATTCTTTTTACTTCTACAAGATATTGGGCAAGTGTTTTATTGTCAAAATCCATTTAAACACCTGCCTTATTCTTCTACAGTTTCATCATCAAGTAAAGAGGCTGTTTCATTCTTTTCCTTTTCAATCATTTCCATTACATAGTCCACATCGTCAACAAAACTAAGCTGACTATATGCTACTTCCTTAGGTATTCCTGCACCAATTAAGGCTTGTACAGTTTGTGCTTCTGTAAGAGTGTCAAGAGGAAAGTTTCTTGTAAATTCCATTGTTATTTGCAGTGGGTCAACGGTAATGTTCTTCTTCTCCCATATAGCACATAACAATTTCCACATATACTGTGCAGCATCCATCATTTTGGCTTCAAACATACCACATTTTGTTTCAAGTCCGTGGAGCTTGAATTTAAGACTTATACCACTCGCACTACCAAAACTATCATCATTCAGATTAGGAGTTTTTGAAAATCTGTAAATGTTATCTCTTAATCTGTCAAGGTGATGCTCAGTAAATCCATCGTTAATATTTTTAGTAAGAAACTCAACGCTGCCTTCTTTAGCTGATGAACCAACAGGTGGTATTTTAATAGCCCCATTTTTTTGTGCTTCTCTTATTGTGTCATCGTCTACATTTAAATTCTTAAATACTATATATGCGTGAACAAAACTTTCAACCTCATTGGAATTATCGGAAAGCACTTTATCATAATCATCAATAAGAGAAAGAACCTTTTCGGCATCTCCCATAAGTTCTTTGTTATTTGCTATCCCTTGCAAAGGACAGTAGTCGAACAAGTGTTCTCTTTTTTCTATAAGCTCAAGTTTACTTAAATACCCCTTGAATGTATATACTTCAGTATTATCATAAAATTCAACTACCCACTTTTTGACTGAGTTCTGCTCTTGTACTAAATAGTATCTAACTGCAAATTCAGGTTCTGATATATCTGTACTTGATAATATGATTGTTTCATATCCGTGTACTGGCATTACCCTCACATCGCCGTTTGGGTCAATATAAAAAAGTCTGCCTGCATATCCATATATGCTAGCAAACTTCGTTGTTTCCATATCTACACCAAACATATTATTGAGGGTAACAAAATCTGTTACAGCCTTAGTTGCCCTATCAACAGCAACTTCACCACCAGTAACACTTTCTGCTTCTGCTCCCTTGCTATATCCATAGCTTATAGGCTCTCCAGCAAAATATCCCGTCTTAAAATCTACGATTTCGCTAAAAAAGTCATTGTTTATTCTATTATTTATCTGATTACCTTCTTTAAATGCTGGTCGCCTTTTGAAAATAGGCAACTCATCATCTAAAGTCATATATCGTCTATAAAGTTTTCTGTTATATCGGCTATTAAAATAGTGTTTTTTAATTATCCTGTACAATAACTCTAAGCTTAGTCCATTAGTTCTTAATTCTTCAAGTTCTGAAGTATAATCAGGATACAATTCAATACTTTTTCTATTCATCAAGTCACTTCCTTACAATCTTATGCTTGCCGTTACCTTGTTCTCTAACTGTAGTTGCTCTGTAGCGTATCTGAGAGCGTCCAATAAATGATTATCTTTATCCACTGGTTTAGCCATAGCGTTGCCGTATTTATCCTTTAACCAACAGTATTGCGATATTTCATTGATAAAGTTTTGACAATTTTTATGTACTACTATTTCATAACCTTGTAACCATCTTATACCTCTATTAATACTATCAGCTCCCTTTATTGCTGGGAGAGCATTAATATTGTTTGCAGAAAGAAAATCTATGGTTTTAGGATCGGCATTATCACATATCACATAATGTTTACCAAAAAAATCTTTACAAACTCTTAAAAGCTCATCATCTGTCATACCTGCTTGATACCACTCGGCAAATACATATATTTTTCTCTGAGCTTTACTTATATGTACCTTTATTAATGCGTTAGGGTCATTGGAATAACCAAAGTCCATACCACAATATATATTATCAAAGGTTTGTATAAGCTCGGTTAAATCTTCAGTTCTCCAGTTTTCAAAAATAACACCCTCTGTTACACCCCATTCACCTAAACCTGCAACAGCATATCTTTTAGGGTTATTTTTTTTCATATTTTCAAATAGTCTTTTGTCTGCATTGTCAAGCCATTCATTACACATATAATTTGTTGTTATAGCAAGAACATCCTCACTACTTACATCAAAAAACCTACGCTTCAACCAATGCCTGTCACTCCACGGATTAAATGTCAAAGTTGCTTGCTTAAATAAATTATCTCCAACTTCACCTCTTATAGACTCGTCTAACATATTAAAATCATCTTCTGATGTTATTTCATAGGCTTCCTCAATCCATAACCAGCACAAGTAACCAACATCAACAGTTATGCTGGTTACTTTCAGAGGGTCATCGAGTCCTCTAAACAGTATTTTTTGCCCTGTCGGCTTATAAGTAATTTCTAAAGGGCTTAACTTACACTCAAAAAGGCTATCTACACCAAAACGGTGGATAGCCCACTTTAAATCTGTATAGCAACTATCTTTCAAAGTACCGAATACCTTTCTTACAACAAGCAAGTTGGCCTGAGGGTACTTCATTATTCTGTAAATAAAATTAAGTGCTGTTGTCTTAGACTTTTTACTTGCTCGTGAGCCTTTGCATACTCTGTATCTTCCCGTGAAATTCCAAAAATCCTTATATCCTTTACCGACCAAATCTGGGAGGTATATCTTAACATCACTCATCTAAATCATCCTCGCCATTTATAACTACTCTAGCAACTCCGTCAACTTCAAGCTTATCTGTAAACAAACCGTATCTCTTACCAAGTAGTTCAGCAGCCTTAAGCTTTTCTTTCTCGTCAGGGGCTTTTTTCATAGTCCTTGCTACAGAACAACCGTCACCAACACCTTCGACAACGACAATTTCTGATTGAGATCCGCCACGCAAAACAGATGTAAGATATTCCATGACTTCTTTCGCATCGGCAATTTTTTCTGAACTGATTTTTTCAAGCTGTTTATTGATATATTCTTGAACCTTAGCAATTCTTAGCAATTTAGCAGCACATACCGCAGCAGAACTATCTTTTTTTACATTTGGATAAGCTTTTCTATATGCCCTAGTAGCATTGCAGTCAATTAAATATTCATCACAAAATTTTCTTTGCTTGTCAGTCATTTCATCTTCACCTGCCTTTCATAGCATAAAAATAAGACACCCTTTTTAAAGGATGCCTTAACCTAACATTTCATTCTATATTTTACTATAATGCTGAGGTAGGTTTCAAGTAGGTTGTGGTAGGAACTTTTTTTCAAATGCTTGTAAAGCGAACAAATGAACTTCTTTAATGTAGTTATATGAAAACTTCATTTCCTGTGCAGCTTCTCTTAAACTTTTATCATCAACATACACAAGATTTAAAATATCTTTGTGTTTACTATTGTCTAGTTGCTGTATTTGATTAATTATTTTTACTCTTGTTTTGATAAGTATATTTTTCATAATATTAAGCTTTTTTTCTTCTTCATCAATCTGACTAAATACTTTTGCAAACTTATCGTGTTCAACAGAACTCTGTACTTTTTCTTCATAGCTAATACCCGCAATATCTAAAGAATCTTTTAATCTTTGAATATATTCTTGCTGTCTTCTAACTTTGATGCTTTGCTCTTTTATCTGCAACAAATATTCTTTTACTGTCACATAAAACACCTTCTTTCTGCCTATTTGTTATATTTAGCTTTTAGTGAGTTGAGAAGTTCATCTTGAACATCTTTTTTACCCTGCAAACTCTTTAAAACATGTTCGTCGGCTGTACCGGCTGTTATCAAATGATGTATAATCACTGATTTTTCTTGACCCTGTCTATACAATCTTGCATTTGCCTGTTGGTATAATTCCAAGCTCCATGTCAACCCAAACCAAACGATTATATTTCCACCTGCTTGTAGATTTAATCCGTGTCCTGCTGATGCCGGATGCGCAAGAAGAAGTCTTATATTTCCCCTGTTCCATTCCTCTATGTCTTTAGAGGTTTTTAATTTCTTTGCAAATGGAAACTTTTTAATTATTCTGTCTAAGTCGTGTTTATAAGAATAAAAACAAAGAATTGGATTTCCATTTGCATCATTTACAATTTCTTCAAGCCTTTCAATTTTCTTAGTGTTAGTACCAACATACTCACCATTTTCTAAATACATAGCACCATTGCTAAACTGTAAAAGCTTATTAGTTAAACCTGCTGCATTAAGTGCAGCTACAGAACCTTGTAAAAATTCTAAATATGAATCTCTTTCAAATTGATTATAAAGTTCCTGCTCTTTCTCACTAAGTTCAACACGACAAACATTGGCATATCAAGCCAATCCTCAGCTTTCATTGAAATACAAATATCCGAGATTTTATTCATTATTTCAGCTTCGGCACCGTTTTTGGCATCATATGTACATACACCATTTGATGTAATCTGTCTTGAATTAAAATATTTATTCCTGTAAGCAGTAACCGATTTACCTAGTCTTTCTCCACCGTCTATAAGATACACTTGACTCCACAAATCCACAAGTCCATTTGGTGCAGGTGTACCTGTAAGTCCAACAACTCTTTTGGCCAAAGGCGAAAACTTTCTAAGTGCTTTAAATCTCTGTGCTTTAGAACTCTTAAAACTTGAAAGCTCATCAATCACGACCATATCAAAATCCCAACCACCTATACAGCTAAGTTCATCGCATAGCCATTTAACGTTTTCACGGTTTATTATGTAAACATCAGCTTCTCTTGCTAATGCTTGCCTTCTTTGTTTTGGAGTTCCTAAAACCTTTGAAATTCTAAGGTGCTTTGTATGGTCCCATTTAGAAGCTTCTGTTGCCCAAGTATCCTCGGCAACTCTTAAAGGGGCTATTACAAGTACCTTTTCAATTTCAAATTCACTATACATAAGATATTCCACAACTGACAAGGTAATAGATGTTTTACCAAGACCCATATCAAGAAATAGTCCACACCGAGGTGTATTTATCATTTTATTTATTGCTATTTCCTGATACTTATGTGGTTTGTATTGCATTTATAAACTCACCAACTTTCTCTTTAGTGTCTATTACATAAACTTTAAATCCCAATTCAGCAAATACTTTGTGAATGACCATCTGTAAAGGTCTAGGTTTCTTTCCTGGAGCTTTTAATTCAACAAAATAAATCCTACCAACAGGCATCAAAATCATTCTGTCAGGTAATCCACTGAACGATGCCGAATTTAATTTTATGGATAGACCTCCCATATTTTTAACCTTATTTGTTAAAAAACTTTCAATTTGTTTTTCTAGCATCTAATTTTCATCTCCTTTAAAAATTTGTTTACACATAAAACTCAGTAAATAAGCACTTTTCAAAATAAGTGTAAACAAAGTGAACAAATTTTCCTATGAGTACGAGATTAAAGGCTTTAAGCAGTTGCTATACAATACTTATTTCCTTTAATCTCTTTAATTTTATATTTATATAAGAAAATTTGTTTACAGTATATTGAAAAGTAGCTGAAAGTAGCTTAAATAAAGGCTTAGAGGTGTAAACAAACTAATTAAAATCTGTTTACATTTGTTTTCTAATAAAACCTCTTTGTATTCCATATTCTTTGCCACATCTTAGTGTAGATGTACACATTTCCCATTCACCGGTTTTCATAATTATATCCTTTATCGCTCTACTATCACTTTGCTTACATTCTGATTTTTCCTTGCCATAAACTTCACACCAAATTTCCATTACGCATACTTTCTCCCTTTTATGCGTACCTTTGTCGTCTATTTCTCCAAAATCATTTTTTCCTTGTATGTAAGCTCGCCTATCGTATATCTCCATTTTATCCCAGTTATCGGGTAAAAGCATATCCAGATAATTAATTACACTACTGGCCATAGGGTCAACATCAAAATGCTTTTCTTGTTCTTCTTCTACAACGGACTTTAAATGCTCTTTATCTACATAAATAGACTCAC